AGCTTCTGCCAGGCTATTTCGCTGACTGACTCAGCCTCATCAACCCAGCAAAGCAAGATCCGCGCCTTCGATTTGATGCTATCGAGGTTATGTCGCAGACCACAGAACACATAATTCACGCTCTTATCGATGGTTCGGATGTACTTTTCACCAATATCGAAATTGGCTGCTAACCATGGCACCGACAGGATCGCCTGCTTAACCTCCTGCATGCTCGACTCTTCCAGTGAGTTCATGAACTCACGAGCACACAAGATCACTCCTGCTTCGCCATTCATCATAGCCTGGTAGGCTTTAACTGCTGTCATCATGGCAAAGGTGCGTGTCTTAGCACTACCGCGGCCACCGTGTGAGCAGCGATAGCGCTTATCCATGACGGTGAACAGCGGAGCTAACTTTGCTGGGATCGGTAGTTGAACGGCTTCACTCATGCTTTCGGCTCAACGGGCAGTAACTGGATGATGGTAGGCTTCGGAGTCATGCTGCCATCAGGACTTGTGTGCTCTACTTTCTGGCGATTGGTATAGGCGTCACCCATTTCTTTGGCCGCCTGCTCGATAAGTTGCGAGGTCATACCATAGTTCTTCATCTTTTCAGCATTGGTCGCCATTCGGTCAAGAACGCGCAACCGGTACGCTTTGTTTGCGATCGGGATGTCGGCGATCTCATTCTGGAATCGTTTACGAGTGACATTGAACAGGTCGATCCACTTCTGGCTCAACTTGGACGCCATTGCGTTGCCGGGCGTGTATTGTGACACCTGCTGCCGTGAGACATCGATGCCATATTCAGCCTTTACAAGCTCAATGACTTTTGTCGGGCTTTCGAAACAGGCGAGTGATTGAACAATGAAGGCTTTAACCTCTGTCGATAATGCTGCCATTGGTCACCTCCATGACAATCTGAATACAGCTTTACGCCAGCCTCAACATGCAGTTACCGCACGCCCTGGCAATGTTTAGTTGTGCCACCTCCGCAGGCCTGTTGGCCGCATCAACCAGTTCCTGAACTTCCACGCTGGCGCCATACCGACGAACCACGCCAACAAACTCTTCAACGTCGTGGCCGCGGAGCTTCAGCACCGGCTGGCCTTCCTTGCTGAATTTGGGTGCGCCGAAATCGTCTGTCGCCTGTGCGATGTGGTACAGCTCATGCTCGACCAGGGCGCAGAACTCAGCATCAGAGCACTGAGTACAGTAGTCGGCAGCCAGCGTGATGATGAATTTCGGCACTTCACCGAACCACTCATGCATCTGCTGTTCCATCCTGGCCTTCTGCCAGCCGCCGGCGCGCATCGCCACTTCTTCAGCTTGACCGAGCACATGACGCCCTTTCTTCTCAAACGCGGACGATGCCCACATGAAGCGCAGATCGGCGTCTGCAAGGTGTCCGTGGTCAGGGTTAAACAGGCTGCCGGAATCGTCGATAATTTGGCGCTTCATCCACTCCTGCACCTCGTTTGCAGGCACCAGGCCGATATAAGGCGTCAGCTGATGGTCTTCGATAAACCGTAACGGTGGGTATGGGCGCCTCTCATGGCTCTCATCCTGTGCTGTTTTAGCCATGATTCTCTCCCAATAAAAAACCCGCCAGAGCGGGTTCAGTCATTTCTTGCCGTTGGCCTCAGCCATCTGCTGGTATCGCGGGTCGTTTGGCCTTGGGAATTTGTGGCTCTGGCTGCGGTAATGCTGCAGGCGCTCGCGGAATAGCTCGCGTAGGTGTTCAGGCTGCTCCGCCTCTACCTGAGCCGGAACGATCGGCATGTTCATGCGCTCTTTGTACGCCACGCCAGATGCCGCAAGGTCTACGTTCACCTTATCCATTTCTTCTTTTGGCAAGTTGCCGAGATTGTATGACATGGGATCCTCCTATTGGGGAGGATTATACAGCAGCCCCGGAAAGATGCTCTGCGATGGGCAATAAAAAAACCCGCCGAAGCGGGCTCACTCATTGGGAGATTGGGCTGCTCATTTTGAAACGAACGGTAATCTCCAGGTTCTTATATGGTTTATTTTTTTCGAACCGCCACTTTGACATCGCCATAACAAGCGCATTCTCGAACAAACCCCGAGGGCTTGATTCTATGATTCTTATCTCACTAATTTTTCCATCTTTATCAACGTCATATTTTACTTTTGCATATCCCTCTATCTTATTGTCATAAGCATAGATTGGGTATACAGGATTAACTCTGGATACAGGCTTCGGTTTAGACCCTTCAGCTACACAAGCGTTGAGGGAGAAGACCATTAGTATGGTTAATAAAAACTTGAGCATGACAAAATCCTTTTGACAAAATGTATAGTAGTTGCCCCTCACAAATGATAATGATTTTCAATAACCACGCAATTGTTATTCAATCACTTTAATCTAGTGGTAGCTCGCCGCCAGGCGTTGAGCGTCTCCACCTGGCCGGCGCAGATTGATAACGCTGTTTCCAGCGCCAGCGTGTAGCTCACCGCGTCACCCCAAGTATTTCCCTGCAAGCCGGGTTGCTCGCATGGCGTGAATACTGTTTCAGGGGGCAGGATTATTACCTGCTCTGGCGCCGGCGGTGGAGTTTTGCTGCAGGAGCTCAACAACAGCGGCAGGCATAGGACTATTCCCACATTTACTGCCTTTAAGTGCATCTCGCAATTTCCTCTGGTAGGTTTCCTCGCGCTGGCGTAGTAGCTGCTCTCTTTGTTGTTGCTCCGCAGCCAAGGCTCTGTTCTTCCGGTCTTGTGCTTGCAGGGTTGAGATCAGTCCTGACTGCTGCGCCAGCGTCTTTTCCTGCTGCTTAACCTGCTCACCAGCCTTTACTGCGTTGCTGTGGAAGTAAAACGCCAGCCATGCCAGCACAATGACAATGCTCAGTAGAGCGGCACCCAATGCCGTCGATAATCGGTTCATTATTTGCCCCAGTTGCAGATCTCGCGCTCAACCTCACGGCGGTTAATCACCCCCTTCCAGACCTTGCCACCAGCTTTATTCCAACGCCTCATTTCGTCACAGGCGCCACGGCTATCACCGGCATTAAGCTTTTTCAGTAGCGTTGATGACTCGAAAGCCTTAACGCCGACGTTGTAGCTGAAGCTGATCAGCGCCGCCTTCTGGTATTCGCTGGCTGGCACCTTCACCGAGCGCTCTACCGAACGGGCGAAAGGCTGCAGGTCTTTATCCAGCAGCGCTTTGCATTCCGCTTCCGTGTACGTCTTATCGGGAATAATGTCTGGCCCGGTGTGGCCATAACAGACCGTCAGCACGCCAACAACATCGCGGTAAGACTTATATTCGACACCCTCAAGAGAAGGAATCAGTACGGCCGCAATTGCGATAGCACCACCAGTTGCCGCGCCAAGCAGCCTCTTTTTCAATATTGGAGTGATCGCCATATTAGCCCTCAGCTCTGCGCATCGCTTCGGCTACAACCTCAACTGCCGCTGGTCGCTCGCTTTCTGGCTTGGCAGATACACCGTGCAGATAGTCCTCCATGATTTTCGTGCGCCGGCGCTCCTCTACCAGGCGTTCGCGCTCTTCCTTCCGTTTGGCGTAGTACGTCTTGATCGTAAAGAAGGCGGATATCAACGCCCCTACGATAAAGACGTAATCCTGCAGCGACAGCAGCGAAAAAAGGCCGAGAAGGCTTGACCACCAGTACGGTAGGTTTGGATTGTCTGGGTGCATCTTCATGACTCCACCTCCCGGTTATCGGGCTGTGCTGTAGTAAAACGAGAAAAGCCGAGCATTAGCTCAGCTTTTGAATTATTTGCCTGTTATTTTTCCACCTCAGGCGGCGGTGGTATCTTGGAAGTTCTCACACCACCAAGAGGGTTTCTTATGTCACACATTCATAGCCGGGAATACATGGAAAGTGGTAGCGTAGTTTCCGTCCAGTGCTCACACCAAATTAACGTTTTGCTTCTGGATGACAGTAACTATTCAGCCTACAAATCAGGAAGAAGTGCACGCTATTACGGAGGTTTCTACACACGGTTCCCGGTTAGGATTGGTATTCCGCATAGCGGATATTGGAATGTTGTCTTGGCACTTCCACCAGGTCATAGAGCCAACATCCGGTATTCAATTAACGTTATCAACTAACCCGAATTGGCCTTTTGCCTGAAAGAGAGCCTCTTCAAGGGCGGCAATAATCTTCTGCTGAGTGCCGTCCTTTACGTAACCTGTCGAAGTTATACCTTCACCAGTTTGTGCGTTACGCATCCAGATAATGCCTTCCTGCGCTTCAATAATTACCTTCATCATTTTCTCCAGGAAATAGAGTTCAGCCACCAGCCGTAAACGCTGCCGGTAAGAGGGTGTGCCGTGTGTGTCGTCTGTTGGCTGGGGCTGAAATGCAAGAAGGCCCATATAAGGGGCCTGTGTAAATTACTTTGCTTTGGAAAAGCTAGGTCAATCTTGTCCGATTAAAACCGTAATGCTTGGCAGTGCATAGCCACCATTAGAACCTTCACTAACCGCCTGAATTGAGACAGACTGATTAGGTTCGATGTATGTGTTCCACGAGTTACAAGCAGTTGCTGGCATTGAGCCACCATCGAGGAAAATCGCGCCCTCTGCTTTCGCTTCGGTTACCCATGAACCATTGAATACCAACATATGTTTCGCTTTTGATTTACCGCCTGGCGCGACGGCCATCAGAAGCGGCACGCAGACGCGGCGACGGTATGATACAGGTGGAATATGGAAGGTGTAACCGTTGTCCAGATAATGAGTTTCAGCAGCTTGCATGAGCATATCTCCTTGAAAAGTAGTTGAAATCGCCATCTATTTGGCGATGTCTAGACTTTACATCGAGACTCTAACTCATGGTAATCATTGGGGTTGTGTCAGTCTTAGGACAACATTGCCGATTCCTTGTCCACTGCTGAATAGCAAAAAACCCCGCCGAAGCGAGGTTTTGAAAGTTGATAAGCTACGTC